CATGCTCCCAGTCAGTGCCTTTCTGCATTGCTTTAGTAGAGATAAAAGAATTGTAACCAAAGAAGTCCTCTTTTGCCTTAGATGCGATGTAAGACTTAGTAGTCTGACTTAATACTTCTGACTTAGTTCTTGACTCTGTCATAAGTTTTCCTAGTGATGATGGATGCCATTTCATAGTGCTTGTATTTGTTGTTTGGTTAATGTAAAATCTGCTTTCAATTTCTCTGCTGTGTACTTGCCTGACTCAATTGACTTAAGAGCTTCTTTGAATCTGTCATCTGTAAGTGTTGGCTTAGCTGATGCACTGGCACTATTACCATCATCATCTACAGCTTGAAGGCTCAATAGTGATTGAAGTGTAGCTCTTCTGTAGTAGGTAGTTGCTCCAATCATCTTTTGTGGATCAATGTTGTCAGGTAGTGTCAACCAGCTTTCAATCATCTCTCCAGTCTCAATGTCAATAATCTGAGTAGTCAGAACTTTGTCATGGATAGGTTGTAGGAGCAGTAATCCATTCTCATGTAGGATTGGCTCAACTGTTTCTAGCAATGCGTTTATGTCAGCATAGCTCTTTTTAAAGTGAGGATTGGTGCTGTTCTTAACAACCTTGCCAATGCTCATCTTTGCCTTGTGAATCTTAGTCCACAATGGCACTTTGGTTACTTCTGTTTGCATATATATTTATTTAATTGTTTACAAATGTAATAATTTTATTTAGTTGTGCAACTATTTTTATTTAATTAATTGAATATACCACCAACGTGTTGGAATTACTTGACCGATTAGCTTATCATCCTTGTGATCTTTACCGTCCCAAATGACCTGAGTTACTCTGTAGTATTCCACTCCACCAAATCTATTGAGCTTAGTCACTTCACCTACAAAGTAGCAGTCACTATCTTCTGTATCTTTTATTTTATCTCCTATTTTCAGCATAGCAAAGTATCATACCATTCAACAAACGTGTCAAAGTCTCTAGCTATGTAGTAGATACCTTTTGCACTCTCTATTTTATTCTGATACTGTTTCTGTGCATCTGACTGTCTATCAGCTTTGTACTTCACTTCGATCTTGACTGACCTACCATTTATAGTAGCAGAAATATCAGCAGTTCCTTTAGTGCCTTGCCCTGGTGTCCACTTACCTGGTAACTGCTTTGTGTAAGCTATCTCACCAGTTCCTACTTGAATCTTGTTGCCTTCTCTGTATTGTCCTTGATTTCCTATCCTCTCAGCTTGATTGCCAGTAGCATTAATGTAGAAGATTATAGACTTTGTCAGACTGTTTGCTGAGTTATCAGACCACTCTGTAAGTGCTATGTACTTTGGATTCATTGATGACTTAGCCATTGATATCTCAAGCTCTAATGCTTTGAGTTTTGCTTTGTTTTCTTTTGTCATTTAAAATAGTTTTTGTTGTGATGTATGGTTGTTTATTCTCTGCATTGCCTTATCAAAGTACTCCTTATCTAATTCACAGGCTGTCAAGTCAAAGCCGTAATCATGGCATGCTATTGCTATTGAGCCACTGCCTAAGTGAGTATCTAGTATTTTGTACCCTTGTTGAGCATATTTGTCTAATATCCATTTGTAAAGTGCAACAGGTTTTTGGGTAGGGTGTATTCTATCTAATTGATTACTATTAATTTTTACAAGTTGTGAGTGAGATTTGAATGAAGTCCAAGCCATTTCAATTTGGCTCATAGTAGGTATGTAAGTCATTTTATCCCAAACTATAAAACATCTTGTAGGAGATAAGTCAAAATAATTACCACCCCAAATTACTTGATTTTTACTAACTCTAAAAAGTTGGTCAAAGTATTTTTTAGTTGGTATTGAGTTATCCCATGTTTTGTTTGACATACTACTTTCATATTTTGATAATGAATTTTTAGAAGTTCCCTCTTTAAAACCACTTCTATCTATTTCAGTAGCTATATTTATCCCATAAGGCGGATCAACAATAGCCAAATCAAAATAGTTATCTAGATAGCGAGCCATTAGCTCCATGTTATCTTCATTTGTTATTGACAGCATACGGTGGATTTTTAATTAAGAAATCAAATTTATGTTTATTCACATACTTTTTTACCTTTGTCGGTGTGTAGTAAATTGCTTGTGGGTGCAGTAGCTCAACTGCTTTTGTTAGAAAGTGTTTCATATCTCTAAGTATATCATTTGTAATAATAACTCTTTTAAACTTAGACATGGACTTAATGACTCTATGTCTTCTCTTTCAGTTACTGTACCAAACGAGCCTTTAAAATTAGTAGTAAAGGACAGTATAGTGAAGTGTCCATCGTATTTAAGTGTAGCTATTGTACACACTGTAGACATCAATTCATTGACATCCATTTGATTCATCATTTTTTTATTCATTTCTCTTCTATTTTTTTAATTAAATTTATTACTTGCTGTCTAGAAATACCTAACTGCTCAGCTACTTTTGTTCTGTTAAAATTACTATCTGACTTGTAGATAGCTAATAATTTGTCATAGGTAGTCTCAGCTCCCTTCATAGCTGTTTTAATATCTTTCAATTCAGCTGCTTCAATCTTAATTTTCTTAGCATTCATAATAAAGTAGTTGCTTAACTTTTCAGCTTTTAAAATACTATCCTTAGATATTTCTAATGCATTGACATTTTCATCAAAATTACTAGAAAATAAGTGAATTAATAGAGCAAATCTAGGGATGTAACTCTTTTGCTTAGGATACATTGACTTGAGATATTCATTCTCCTCATCATTGTTTTGCTCCTTAGTTATTCTGTTAAAGATACGCTTCCATTCTTCTTTGGCTTCTTGCTTGAACTTTACTGTGTTAGTAATTATTTTGCCATCATTATCTCTTTTTATGAAAGCACTCTTTAAACCTTGATAGAATCTAGTGATAGTGTTACTATACCACATGATGTCAGCTATGTGCATTTCATTCTCATTGTACTCTTCTACCTTAGCATCAGGAAAGCTCAATAGCATACGGTCTAAGAATCCATTATCCTTATTTTCATCAGTTGCAAATTGATTAAAGATACTTGGCTGTATACCTCCGAGCACTGGTATAAATGGTCTCTCAATAAATGATCCTTTGCGAGTCATTCTATTTACAGACACTGACTTGCTACTCCAGCATGATAGCCAAAATTCTAGATCAGATCCAGCTCTATATTTATTCATGTCCTTAAACCATCCAGCTAGCTCATCTTTGAACACACCAACTGCATTATCTGACTCCTGGTGTAAGTCAACCAATGCCTCTAGTGTGATATCATTGGCTATAAACTGAGTCTTTTTAGGTTTCATTGGCTCAGGATGGTCTTCTTTGTCTTTCTTAGACAAGTCATTGTAGAAATTAAACATCTCCATTTGATCGGAGTATCTCTTTATCTCTTTAAAATTTAATACATTCAATGGCTTAATAATATTGTCAATGCTTGGAGTCTTACCTATACCAGCTCTACCAACAACTGCTAGCCAAATTACACCAGGCTCAGTCCATCCTTTTTTAACTTCAATTTCATAGGTGTTACCTACACATACAGATATCAACCAAAGTAAACTACAGCCCATGTAGTCAATGTTAGCATCTAACTTATTGTTACATTCTAAGATGTAGTGCTGTATCTCTTCAGGAAAGATGTCTAAAGGGAAGTTAATTCCTGATATTGGCAAAGGCTTATCAATCTTAGGTTTATCCTTTTCAATTTCTTTCTTTCTCCTAGATCCAAATCCTTGTTCATACAAGTCCTTAGTAGCCTCTTTAAAGTCACCATTGTGCATCTTATGTGCGTATGCCACAAATGGACTTATTAGCTTCTCATGAGGATAAACTGTGCCAGTTGAAAACAAGTACATGCATCCACTATCTTTGAACACACTACCTGAGTGAGCAGAAGTTGCTCCATGTCTCTTGATTAAGTAGTGGTCTTTCTTTTGACCATTGGTAGGGATAAAGAAATCATCTTGAATGACTGACCAAATATCTGTCTTATCATTAAAATCTTGCCAAGGTGTCACCTCATCATCTGAGTATATCTTTGGCTCTTTCTTTGGCTCTTCAGGAGCTTTCTCAATGTGATTGTAAGCTGAGGATAAGTTCCAAAGTGTTTGACGATCATCATCTGTTATAAATTCTAGTTGAAAATAGGATCTAGTATTGTCTAATTTTTTACCAGGATAAACAAATACATAACCACCAGTCCCTCTAGTCTCAATTACAGCCTCTTTATGACCTTTTAACTTAGCTATCTTTGAGTTGCCTACTACTCTTTTAGACTTGTATAAGATGTGATATCCACCGCTTTTAGTTACATAGACAGAAAACTTTGTCTCAAAGTCTAAAATGTTATCTTTAAGAGTCTGATAGTATTCTTTACAAAACTGATCATTTTCTAGTTGTGTTGAGAATACCTTAATTAAGAATTGCTCTTGTGTTAGTTTTTCAGATTGACATTCTTTCCAAGTATGATTAGGAATTTTGTCATCTCCAATAGTTATGACTGAAAAGTAATCTAAAAAATTTAATGCTTGTAGTTCTTCCATTCTGCATAATGTGTTTAAAAAAGTAAAGCCCATTAATCTCTTCCGATGCAGCGGTGTTGACTAATGAGCTTTAAATAATGTCCTTGTGACTATTAATTAACTTTCTGCATTGTTAATTTTCACTCAGCAAATATAGTAATTTTTCTTTAATTACAAATTTATTTTTACTGTAAACTACTGTAAAGTGACTTTACACCTGACTTTACAGTAACTTCTTAGTGTTTATAAGGCTTGTAGCCATTTTAGGTGTAAAGTTTACAGTAAATCGTATTTTTAAATTTATTTTTAATTTATTTTTTTTTTTACCTACTGTAAAGTCACTTTACACTTTACACTTTACACCACTCTTTCTAAGTATTGATCATTCTCTATCCTCTCCTTAATGATTCTCAAATCTGTAGTATTGTTGCACTTCATAACATCCTCAAAAATAGAGTACTTAGGTATCTGAACTGGTGGATAAAGATAGTCTTTGATTGGTGCAATTGCATCATCATAGATCTTGTCATAGTTTTGAAACTGACTGTTAACTTTTAGTCCATGCATTACAGTTACATGGTCTTTGTCTAGCATTCTGCCTATCTGAGTGAGGTTAATGTTCAATTTGTACAGCTCAGAGAATAAATAGTATCTCTTGTACACTAGGTCTCTTTTTCTACTACTACTAATCAGGTTGTGGAGCTCTATCATGTATTTTATTTTATCTATCATAACTTAAATTTATTTATTATTACTTCTAAACATTTTACTACTATGCTGTTGCCAGCTTGCTTGTACGCTTGTGAGTCACTTACAGGCCATGTGAATGTATCAGGAAAGTCCATAAGTCGAAAACACTCTCTTGGTGTTAGTCTGCGGATTTTATAATCTTTTTTAACTATTGGTGGATTTTGACCAGTAAAGTTTTCTTTCCAAGTGTCTCGCATCATTGCCATAATAGCTGGTGAGTTTCCATCTGCTCTCCACCTGAAACCTTCATCAGTTCTGTAGTCACCTACCATCACACCTTGATTGCAAGCTGTATCTAAAGTCTGTGCTACTTCTTTACCTACTCTACCTCTTCGTGTTTCTGAGGATGCAAATCCAAAATTAATAGAGTCACCTTCATTAGCTTCTTCGTATCCTTTTGCTGTGCCTGATTTGACCATTATTTGTTTTGGTTGTTTAAAATCTGTAGCAGTTAAACAGCTAATGGAATCAGTATCTTGACTATAAACAGATCCACGTTCACCACCTTTATTAAGATTAGCTATTTCACCATTATTTTTATTATCAAAAGTTAACAATTCAAGCATTTTCTCACTCAAAAAATACTTATCATCTACATCATCCTCAAGTACATCTTTAAGTCTAGTAGTCAAATGTACTTCTTGCGGCCAGTCAAAAACATTATCCGTATCATCACGAACACCAATGATAAAAACTCGCTCTCTATTCTGTGGCACACCTAATTTTTTAGCGTTCAAAACTTTCCAATAAATGTGATAAGGCACAGCATCATCTGTAGGAAAAATAGTAGGAGCACCATTTACTGACTTACCACCTAAGTAGTTTATCCATTCTTGGAATGTTTTACCATTG